TCCAATGTTCGCTAGACCACGTAGAGCCACCATCGTTTGACCATCTCAACATGGCTTGTGGGTCAGCACCGACCACTTCGTTATTTAAAGGGGTTGTGATGCCAGTAAGCCCAACCCCAGGTTGAAACTGAATCTGCAATTCGTCAAAATACTGTCTTTGTAGGTCAGAAACAAGGTGTGGGGCGCGTCTTAGCCTACGGGTGTACTGTCCGTTATCGGTGTAATTTAACTTGTCTATCTCGTAAATAGAACCGTCTTCGTAATCGCCAACCAATACCATGCCTTGGAATACCGCACAGCAATTACCTCTGTGACGGGTATATGTTCCATCATTTTCTGTGTATAGCCATTTATGCCACATACCCGATGCAAGGTCATACGCCCAAGTTAACTCTAAAGTGGGGAAAGACACGACATAGCACTCGTGACCTTCTAACTGGTAAGTCCAAGCAATAGCATCATCTACATACTGATTGGTTATAGAGTTCTCTACCGCATGGTTAGATATGCGAGTAGGCACATAACCCTTCATCTGCATAATCTGGGCTTGACCACGACTGTTGCGAGAAACATAGCAGAATGAGTCACCAAAACGAGCAACGGAGAATTTAGCGGCAATGCCGTGTTGGGTGTTAGTGCCTGGTATCCGTTGGAAAGGAAAAGGGTTTCCACCCACATCAGTCCACACCTCCGAGGAAGCCTCACCCATTAGGTAAACCTCTCGGTGGTCAACAATAAGAGCAACTAGGTTATCTGGCGAACCATCTTTGCTAGAAAATGAAGTATTGCCAGAAATAGGGGATAAAACCCCAGATGCGCCCCATTGCTGAGATGCAGGGCGGTTATATACGAAGTAATTGTCAACAATGTCACAAGTCTCACCCCCTGTGAACGCACCATCAGAAGATGGAAGTACAGTCCAATTAAGGGCGTACATCGTGATGGATGCAATAGTCTGTGAGTTGTTTACTGTGTAAGTTCCCGTTCCACCAGTACCCGTACCTAAAGCGGTAATGATGGTCTGCGCGGTAATGCCAGCGCCTTGAATGGTCTGACCGACATACAAAGTACCACTAGCGACAGAAGCAACAGTCATCGTTGTGCCAGTTATTGCGGCTGTAACGACCGCACCAGGCGATGAGGTGTACATCTGGCTAGAAGCGATGGTTTGGGATAGCCCAAGGGTATATGTGCCAGTACCGCCCGTACCAGTTCCTAAAGCCGTGATAACTGTCTCTTGAAGTGCGCCAACAGCAAAGAAGTGCTGACCAACAGCCAAAGTACCCGATTTAATCGAGGAAACAGTAAGGGTTGTGCCAGAGACAGTACCCGTAAAAATAGCCGATGTAACAGTAGCAATACGCCATGTATAGCGGTATGTTCCGTCTACTATGTAAGCGTTTATTCCGTTATCAGAAATAGTGACTCGACCAGTTGAGGTGTTGAGTTCACCAATCATGGTTGGGGTCAAGACATTGTTAAACACATAGACATAAGCCCCACACACCACAAGCATCCGTGTGCCACCAGAAAGAGTACGCATACCGCGCACTTCTTGTTGATTAGGAAGAATGGCTTTAATCGTCAGACCAGGCGTTGGGTACAGCGCCACCACGCCTCGGTCGCCAGGCTGTTTAAGTGGGTCAACTTCTGGAAGGAAGTTTATGCACTCATTTGAGTCGGCATAAACCGATGCTGCTGGATATGAAGGGCCGACAAAACCAAAATCAGGCATTATTTGACCTCCCCATAACGCTCGCCATTTCGGATTCTGCGAATGGTTGACTCGCCTACGCCAAACTGTCTAGCGATAAACGCGATGGTATTGCTGTCCAAAAGTATACGAATTTCACGCACTTGGCTGTCTGACAAAACTCTTTTCGCCTTTACTGGTTTACCAGTTTTTGACTTGCTCATTTTTTGTTTAATTTCATCAGAAAGAATTACACCTTTGCGTGGGCTTGTAACGCCTTTGCGTGATTCTGCCCATTTAGCCTTTTGCTCATCAGAATGAGTTTTGCCCAAAAAACCATTGGTTTTGACTAATTTCCAATATTCATTGCCAATCAATTTTTCTTTGTGTTCTTCAGTATGTTTGTAGCCAGATGCGCCTTCACCGCCATCAGTCATATTGACCAATTTGTAACCAAGGCGTTTATAAAGGTCTATGCACTCAGCCTCTGCCAAAAATGCTAGTTCCTCATCTAAGTTTTCGGCAACGATTTTTACTTGGTAGCCATGTTTATTGACAACTCTATGCCAATGGTCATTACGCCCTTTTTTAGTAAAGCAACGCCTTCCCTTGCCTTTTCCTACATAAAAAGGCTCGTTGGTATCGTTTCTAATGTGAGTGTATATGTAATACATTAATTTTATATTTAATTCAAAATGTACTACACAAAGCCGCCTGTGAGCACCCAGCCAGCATCTTTTGAGCGACTATTCATCAACGCATCTGGGTATCTCGCCACTTGTAGCGGACTCATGTTGTTGCGCTTTAGGGTTGCTTTGGCTTGTGCGGCATAAGCGTTAATCATTTGAATCTGCACAGTAGAGGCTTTGCCATACATAGGCATTAAACGCTCTGCTAGACACCAGCGAAGTGCCATTGAGTAGCCTTGGGGCAATACGATGTTGTCGTACAAAGTGCCATATCTACTGAAAATGGTGTTAGCAAACAAGTGCATCTCACCCTGTGATGGGTTAGGCCACACAAAAAGGTTACCCGTATCAGCGCCTGGATTAAAGTAAATCGCTTTAGGCCAAGGGCCATTCAGCGTCTTTAAGCCAATCATTTCGTAGTCTTGTAGGGCAAGCACAGAAATGGGATAGTCCAACCCTCCGTTTAGGATAGGTTGACCATTAGATGTGGTGTTAATTCGCACAAAAGCAGAGTTAATCTGCAATGGCTTTTCGTAGTAAGCAGTTATCGTTGTTGAAGATACTGTCTGACTGATGTTAAGTTTGTATGTTCCTACCTCGTTGACATTACCGCCAGCGCCCGTAAGGAAGTCAACAATCTTTGTACCAGAGGTGATTCCCGTACCACTTAGGGTTTGCCCTTGTGCAACAGCGCCAGAGCCGATAGCGGTCACAGTAAGAATGTCACCAGTAATTGAGCCTGTGAACGATGCGCCAATAAAGTTAGCGGTAGAAGCAACGGGGCCAATCGTGTACTGAGTCTGACCCGCTATAACGGGAAAGATAATCTCAGTTACATTGAAAACCATCATGTCTTCATTTGACCATTGGTCAATCAGGTCATTCAGCATATCAAACGCATCAATAGCCGCGTCTGAACTAGGCGTTTCGCCCGCCTCTAAACTTCCAATATCTTTTAAGGCTCTGCTAATAATGTCGATGGGTTGCGTCATGGTTTATCCAAGATTTACTGTAAAAACTTGGGGAACCCATGGCAATTTAACCTTGTCTTTTTCAAGATTAGCAAGTTGTTCCTCTAAGCGTGATTCTATGATATTTACGCCTTCTTGCATAGAGTCAGCCTTGACCCAAGCGATTACATCTTCTTCTTTGACCTCTAGCAAAGGCTTACGCAGAACAGGGTCACCAAAGCGCCAATAGCCCTCGGTTTCTACTGTGGTGTCTAGTTCTCTCGCTAGAACGCTGTACTTAACTTCTGTTATCAGTCCGTCAGTAGCGTCTATTTCGTGGATTTTCCATTTGTGTGTAATCATATTAAGCCTTATGCCGATGTAACTGTTTGCCAAGCAGAACCTGTATACACACACAATTTACCTAATGTGCTGTCAAACACAAGATAACCAGCGGATACAGTTAATGCGTTCTTTTGGGTTGTTGTCACTACGGGTACTTGTACGCCATTTGTTCCATCTACAACTGCGGTCATACAGTACCTTTCTGCTCTAACGCCACAATGCGGGCGGTTAGTGCGTTGATTGTTTCGGCTTGTGTGTCGTTTATAGCCTTAAGTTCTTGAATTGCTTTGACAAGCGTTGGAATCAAATTTGGATTAACTGCTTTATAAGGTTCTTCACCTTCTGGGGCGGGGTCTTTCCATTCTTCAATCATGTCTGGAAATACTGTCTCAAATTCTTGAGCAATAAAACCACGGGCATTTTTAATATTTGCGCCTTTACCTTCTTTCCAATCAAATTTTCTTGGTTTTAATGCCAATACAGAATTAAGACCATCATCTAAATCACGAATATTTTCTTTTAATCGTTGGTCTGAAATTCCTGTAATAGTTGTACTTGTGGCGCTAATTGTTCCACCCATACCAACATAAAAACGATATGCGCTTGCACCAGTGGAATAAACTTCCCAAGTAGTTGAACCATTTGTAGACGCTGAACGAACAGTATTAATACCAGCCACTGAATCCACACAGATTGCAGTGCCAATAGCCGTGTTTGAAGTTGAAGTTTTTCCAATCAGCAAGTTACCGCTGGAGTCAATAGTTACATAATCTGCAACACTATCAACACCAAATGTTAATTGATTGTTTCTAGTAAATGCTTGCCATACATTAGTACTCGCGCCAGTTTTAAATTGAATACCCGCTCTTGCAGAAGCGGTTGAATCTGTATTAGTTACTCTTGCACTAAGTCCAGTAGCAACAACAGTTCCAGTTACATCAAGTTTAACGGCTGGAGAACTTGTACCAATCCCCACATTCTGTGAAGTATCAACAGTAATCGCAGTAGTATTTGCGGTCTGTAGTTGTAACACCCCGCTGGTGTCAGCCGTGTTTACCAGCCCTGCGCTCGTTGATGCATTGATTGTTGATGCCATGTCTTATCCTTGTGTTGTTTCATCCGCAGGCAAAGGCGTATTTCCCGCCTCAAGCCATGCTAAATATTGCTGGTAATCGGTGTTAGCGGGGTCAAATGGGATGGTTGCATTGTCTGACAGTCTTTTGATTAACGTGTCCGATACTTGCCCCAAAGAATTAAATATCTTTTTATACATATTACAACTCCGCAGAAGCGTTAATTTTGAATGACGTGCCATCCGATTGAATCCTTAGCACTTGCCCTTGAGTCATTCCGCTTGAAGAAGACGAGTACACCAAACACGCGTATACGCTAGGATTATCAAAATTTGCAGTTAATCCAGAAATAGAACCACCGCCCATTTTTGTAAAGTTAAATGTTCCGCTTGTTCCCATTGTTGGGATAGCCCTTTTTTGGACGCTAAATCTGAGTACGCCTTCGCCTTGAACAGATGTCCAAGCCCCTGCTGTAATGATGTAACCACTTGTAGGAGTACCAGACGCCATTTCTTCATAATACCTCTGACATAACTGCAACTCAGTACCATAAGGGCGGTAATCAAAACTCGTTGCTGTTGAGCCTTTTTCTAGTTGTACGCC